TATTAGCCAAAACATTTTCTTATAACCTTTATTATGCTATAAAAATAACAATAGTAAGATGTAAAACCAAGTTAAAGAAATCTACTTATAAAATTTTGTATAATCATCTCGTAAATATAAATTAAATTTAGGTAAATCAAGACGTTGCATAGTTATACCAACAATACGTTTATTTGTTTGAGCAATAGTAGATTCATCTCCTGAGATTGTCCAAGGTATATTAAATGCTGTGTAATATTGATATAACCATTGTGGGTTTCTATTTATTATATTTTCAAATGTATCTTTACTAACTTCAATATAAAGTATTTCATTTATTTTTTTGACAAAATATCTCCTAAATTCACCTATTTGATAGTCTTGTTGGGTGGGTTGTGATTGATAGTAGATTGGTGTGAGTAATACTTTTTTGTTATCTACTTGTTTAAGAATATTATATGTGTCATTAGATAATATATTATTATAAGAAACAACATTTTGATTAGATAATAATAATGGATCAGTTGTGGTGAATTTTTTTAGTTCAACAACATTAATATCATTAGGAGTTTTGCCTGTGTAAAATTTACTATCAGATGTCTCCCAATAATAACCAATATATTCTTGATTATTACTAATTAATACAAATTCTTGTCCATTAGTATATTTATTTGTTACTATTTGAGATTTTGGATAATACATATTTACCAAGTATATTTGCCTAAGTTTATTTTATTTAATATATCATTAGCATAACCTATTCTGTTTTTAGATTGAGGTTTGCCACTACGTTCAAAGTATTTTTCAAATTTATCAGCTGCATCTGCTGCTGTAGTGGTTTCTTTTAATTTAGTTAAAGCTTTTCTTTCTGTTGAATTGAATTCTTTCCAAATAAATTCTAATTGAGATATCAAAACTAAATTATATCCAGGAGTTTTTTCTAATTCAGTTCTTCTTGGTGGTTCCCACTGAGCTATACCATATGCTGGGCCTCCATTATCTTGTTTTTTATTAAGAGTTAATCCTGATTCTTGTAATAAGTTACCAATAATTCCAGCTGTTTGTGGAGCAGTAAGACCTTTACCTTTAAAAAAGCTTATAGTCTCTTGAATTGAAGAAGATCTATTAAAAGTATCAGTATTTAAAGTAAATAAATTATTAGTAGTATCTGTAGAACTTGATGTTTGTAGAGAGCTAATTATATTTAATTTAGGTAATGTTCCTCTATTTAATTGAGCCTGTGAAGTAACTTTAGGTAAAGCTAAAGATTCAATTTGAGTTGTCCATTTATTATCTTGAATAGTATTATTAATAGATGTAACAATAAATTCTAATGATTGTGGATAATTAGTTGGTAAGTAATCATTATTTACTGTAAACTTTTGATATACTTTTATTCCAGATAATCCATCAATAGTTAAAGATAAATTAAATGGTAAAAAACCATTAGTATTAGAAGAGTTGTAAATGTTATTACTTATAGATTGAGATATAGAAAAATATGCTTCTCCTAATTCAATAGTATTACGTAATGTATTTTTAATATCTTCTATTAAGACTTTAGATAAAGTAGGTATTTTGTTATCAATTGAAAATGACATTGATATATAATTAGCTAATTCATTAGCTTGAGAAGTAAATCTAGCATATGTTGTTTCTAATGATTGAGTTGTATTAAAAAAAGAGTAATTTGCTTCTACTTTATATGGTGAAATCCTATCTTCTAAACCTTTATTTATTCTTGATAAAGCTGTAGCATCTTCTCCTACAACAAATCCTTGAGATGTAGCTCCAATAGTAATCATACTTGCTAACTGTGGAGTAACACTAGTTTTTAATGAAAAATCTTGAACAAAATTACCTTTTACTGAGCCTGTATTACTAAAATTATACCCAAATAATTCAAATGTTGCTAATGATGTATTAGATTGGGGTGATACTAATTTGATAATACCATCTCTATTTGGAATAGTATTTTGATCTATTATAATAATTTTATTACTAGTTTCATCTACAGCAGGTTCTAATGAATTAATATTACCTAAAGATGAATTTATAGAAGTACATATCATTTGTAAAAATTTAATTAAGGTAACTTTACCTTCACTATTTTTACTATTAAATATACTTAATAAAGAATCAAAATTTAAATAAATATTCATTATTTGACCAGCTTGTGAGCCAGCTATTTCTTTTCTGAAATCAGCTGCTTCATTAGCTATAGTGTAATATTTTTCATTTAAAACTACATTACCTTTAACTAAACATGTTGTTGGGTCTGAACTCCAAGAATAATCTGATGATAGTGTGTATATTAAATTATTTTCTGTATTATAATCAAATTTAATAATAGGAGAGTAGTCAACATCTAATTTTAGTTTGGGAACTAAGTCTTCTTCTATCCATTTAAATAATGAACCTAAACGAATGTAATATAAAGGTTTACCAAGATCTTTAAACTCTTGTCGCATTATATCCTTATCACCTAAATTATAAACATCAACTTTACATCCTGCTTTAGATGGATTATTAGATGCTTCTAAAATTGTTTTACATTTAACATATAATTTACCTAATTCAGTAGATTGATCTATGGTTTCTATATCTTGAGTTGGTTTATTGTTTAATATTTTATCTGTGGGTGTATTTCCTATAATGGTGTTTGGGTTCACACCATTATTTGCTAAAAACTCATTAAATGTTGGTTTAGGAGTTAATAATGCATTTGCTTTTAAAGATTCAATAACATCTCCTTGACTTCTTAATATTACAACAATATCATAACTACCATCAGTATTAAATGACCAGTTAAAATTAACTACTCTACCTAATAATGCATCATAATTACCATATGATTTAATTCGTTTTTCTTGAACTAAATTTAATAAATTATAGTAATTTTTTCCACTAAAATATTCTGTTTCAAGTGTAATATCATTAGATTCTAATTGAGTTAAATTGTTGTCTTTAAAATAATGAGAATAACCCCATTCTAATAAAACATTATATCCTAATCTTAAATATAAATTGTCAATAATATCAAATTGAACCTTATTCCAAGCTTTAATTCCTATTGTGGATGTTTTTAAACTACCTCTAGTTTCAGTTTTAACATTTACTGAGGTTATACCCATCATAGGTGATTGACCAAAGTACTTTGTATCTCCTATACCATATGCTTTTCCTGGAGCTAATATATTATTAACAGATTTATTATTAACAGTATCATAATCTTTATTCATTACTCCTCCTCTAGAGTTATAATTTCCTAATTCACCTGTACCATTAAATAGTATAAATTTTTTAGCTAATTCAGGTCCACCTAATCTTAGATCTTTAATGCCTGGAGAGTTAATGTTATTGATATCTTTGATATCAACTGATGATATCATTTTCACCCAACCTGTTCTAGAATTTAAGTAATCTAGTACTTTAGGTACAGTACCACTAAACTCATTAAAGTTAATACCTTGATTAGCTCTATAACCATGGATTCTATGTCTCCTATCAATCTCTGTTATTATATTTTCATGAAAACCTTCTCCTATTATATTCATATTAAGAGTTTATATTATTAAATGTTCTTATCACTGCAGCAGGATTTGCTGGGATTCTTATTTGTATACCTTCAGGTATAATTAATGAGTTTTGGGCTAATTGTTCATTAGCAATAGATATTACCCACCATAGTGAACTATCTGAGTAGTATTGTTGAGCTAAAATATCATAACGATCACCTTGTACAGTATAAACATATATATCATTTTCAGTTAAAGGAACATCAGGATAACGAACTGTTTTATAAGTTCGTTTTCCTCCATTTGTTTTTTCAATAGGTATATTTTGATATCTGTTCATTATTAGAATCCTTTAAATCTATTAGGGTTATTATTAGTGAATGTAGCTTCTTGATCTTGTTTTAGTGGTGGTTGAGTTGGAGTTGGAATTGGTTGTACTTCTACAGGTTTTACTGTAGGAGTATAATTAGGTTCATTATCATAATTATTATGATTACCTGTGTTTAATGCTATATAATGTTCAGGACCAAATTCTGATATACTAGATGCTTCATTAGCTTTTTTTCCATCTATTATTGGACCAACTAATGTTTTAACACCTTCATACTTATTAGTTTGTTTACGAGGAACAAATGAATGAATTGGTGTATAATTCATAGATACTTTTATAATATGAGATAATTCTTTTACTGAGTTATCACTTCCAGCATTTGTATTATTTATACCTATTTCCCATGGAGTTGATTCATCTATAGTATAAGTTAAACTAGTCATAAAACCAGGTTGAGAATATAAATATCCTCCAATAGTTAATCTCATCATAGGTCCTCTCATATAACCATTTGCACTATAGTCTGGTGTTAAGTTAGATGCTAAGTAATTTAGTTTTTGATACATTGGAATTAATTCATCTTTTGATTGGGCTGCTACAGTCCAATCTACAGAAATTCCTCTATTAAAACCACCATAAGTATAAAACTCTTCTCCTCTACCAACATACTTAGTAGAATTCCAAGTAGCATTATATGCATCTGAAAAGTTATTTAGAAATGCTCTAAAGTGAATAAATACAGATTTTCCTGGGTCATCATTATCAATTGCTTCAATTCTAAATTTAACTAAATCATTTGTTTCATTTGGATCTACCAATCGTGAACTATAAAGAGGTTTGGCTGTTATCTTATCTAAAGCGCCTAATACTCTTCCAGTAAAATCTTTTTTACCAGTAACATAACTAGAAATATCTCCTCTTTGACCTGGATTTCCTAAAAATACTCTTTGTTCTATAACAGCACTTCCTGTATATTCAGGTGATATAGACATAATAGAAGAAATTTTTGCTTGTAAAATTTTTCTAAAATCTTGTATTTTAGGAGAAAAAGGAACTGTTAATCCTTTAATTCCATTTACTTCACTAGCTTTACTTAATAAATAATAAGGTAATGTACTAAAAGTACTATTAGCATAGTTATAAAATTCATCTCCACTTCCTTTAGTTATAGTATTATCAGCTAATTTTATATTAGTAGGACCTATACCTAAAACAGAACCTGGGCCTCCACCATATGAAATTAAAAAATTAGGATTTAAAGAAACATTATTATTTAATGCAGATAAATTAACAATGTTACCATATATTTTAGTATTAGTTAAGTTATATAGTCTATTATTATTTGCCTCTTGACTACTTTTAACTACTTGAGAATATGTTCTTATATTACCTGGTAGGTCTATATCTATTCCACCAAGGCTAAAATCAGGAAATGGATTTACACCTTGTTTATAAAGATGTAAACCAAAAGCATTTACACCAGCTTGTGCTAATGTACTAGTGGGTAAATATATTTCTTGTCCTCCAGCTTGTGTCCTAACTCCTAATCTAGTTAAAGCATTTTGTTTAATAGTGAATAATAACCCATTAGGTGATTTTGTATCAACAAACATTTGAGTTAATCGAGACACATCTTGAGCCGTACGAGAACCGGCTAAAATGCCTCCTCGTAAAATGAAATCATTATCGTAGTTAGATAAAGTTGAAGTTCCTGATGGTATATCTGTAATAATATAAGGTTGGTTGCTTGAACCACCACCAGGTCTATCTTTGCCGTACTTTAAGGATTTAAGATTTGTTTGTAAATTTAATAAACCCATTTAGTTAATTTGATTACCCTGTAATATCAAGTGCTCTATCACTAATTCCACCTTCAGGTAAATTATCTGAGTATTTTGATGGTGTTATACCATTTAAATCTAATTGTGAAGGTTGAGGAATCGCATTAAGTACACCATCTACATATTCACCATAAGCTGTAATAACAGCTGATGCATTACTACCATTTAAAGAATAACTAGGCTGGTCATTTTTAGCATGTAATGGTGATTGTTTAGTTGCTAATGGGTTAATAGCAGGATCTGAGCCATCCCATAATGTGAAATTAGAACCACCTGTTAATAATTTGTTTTGAAGTCCCATAGTTGTATTGTTTAATTTGTTTGTTATAAATATTATGAACCTAAGGCATATGTTTGTTTAGCTAAGCCGTTGGTTAATCTTTCACCGTTAAGTGTTATATCTGTTGATTTATTTACTAATTGTCTTAATAACATATTAGTTTCTTGTTGACTTTTCATAAATCCATCAAATTTATCTAGTGGTATAATAGCCTCAGGACCAGCTTCACCTACAGTAGCGTTATAAATTGGTTTTCTAACAATTCCTCCCTCTGCAAATTTAGGACCAGGACCCGCTGTTATGACTTCTTCTTTTTGTATTTGTTTAATCTCAGATTGAGATACACCTAAAGATGACATTTGACGATTTTGTCTCTCTTCTTTATTTTCACTTTTTGGTCCACGAAGCAATATACTAGCTAATGATTGTCCTGATGATAAAGCGTTAGCAAATTTTATAATAAAGTCTGATAGTTTATCTATTGCTCCACCATCAACAAGATCAGAGAATATTTCTTTTGCTCTTTCTAATGAAGCTTCAAATTTAGTTTGAGCATCTAATGATTTTTGAGCATCCTCTAAAGCTTCACCACGTAATAATCCTCCTTCTAATGCTGTTAATTCTTGTTGTAAACGTGCTGCTTCACTTAATTTACCTTGTGATTCTAATAATTTAATAGTTTCACGTTTATTTTTTAATTCCTGACCTCCAGCTTTGTTTATTAATTCTTGCTTATATAAAGTATCACCTAATTCATTAGCACTCATTCCTAATGTTTTAGCTATAGATTCTTGTTGTATAGCATTCATTCTACTAAATGAAGCAGCAGTAATATTTTGATTAGCTATTTCTTCAGTTAAACCTGCTATATCATTATTTAAAGCAAATAATCTAGCTCTTTCTAAATTAATTTGTCTTCCAGTTAATAACTCAGCTTCTATTTGGGCTGAGATTGATGATTCAAAATCTAATAATGAACTTTGAGTTTTGGCTACTTGATCTAATGTTAAACCTAATTTTTTAGCTTCTAAAACTGTTTTAACTATTTCACCTGTGTTACCTCTAAAATTAAGTTTTATTAGACCACTTAGTCTATTTACATCTGCTATAATTTTTCTACCATCAGCTACTATTTTATTCTGATTAGCAAAAGCTGCTATTTGATCATATATTATATCTAATCCTTTATCAGATTCATTATTATTTAAGACAAATAATTGTTGAAGTTGAATAGCCTCTTCAGCTTGAATACCTATTTCCTTAGTTAATTGTATTTGAGTATCAAGTTGTTTAAATGAAGCTTGATATACAAAATCAGATAAAGAAGCTAACTCATTAAAAGCTTCAGTTATATTTTTAGTTGAGTCTAAAATTGATGTTAAAACTGTTTTTGAGGATTTTAAAACCTCATATTGAGCTCTAGCACTGTCTTTAGATATTGAAAAATTCTTAGCTATATCTGTGACACGTTTATCAGCATCAAACATAGCATCTAAAAAGAATTTTGCTGCTGTAACTAAAGCAGTTATCCAAATTGGACCTTTAAGGAATGACATTAATCCCCCAGCTCCTGCTTTAAATATCTGGAAAGTACTTTTTCCACTGGCGGCTGCTTTAGCAGCTGAATCAGCAGCATCTTGAAATGGTCCAGCTAATCCTTTTAGACCAGGAATTGATTTGACTACTCCTGCTAATTTTTGAAATCCTCCAGCTCTTTTTTCAATTTCTTTAGCAAAATTTAATTGATTCTTATAATTATCTGTTACTTCTCCTGTTATTTCAGCTATACCTTCTTGTAAAGTTTTTATTTCATCTAATTCATTTAGAGATAATACTAAGTTCTGAGTTTGTTTTGCTAATAAATTATTTAATCTTTGATTAAGAACTTCTCTTGTAGCTGTTATTTCATTTATTTGTTCATTTATTTTTTTAGATGATAACTGACCATTATTTAAATCAATTTGATTTTTAATTAATTTTTCATTAGTTTTAGCTAATTTATTTAATGTAGATATTGTATCTTTTTGTACTCTGGAGAATGCTCTAGCATCATCAACTATATTAGATAATCCTTCTGCTAAATCAGTTAATCGGGAAGTTAACGATTGAAATCCATCGTCTAATGCACCAACAATAGCACTTATTTCATTAAGATCTTTTTTACCGTCTCTTATATTTTGATTTGGATCAGCCATTTAGTATATTTTATTATAAATATTAAAGGCATCACTTTTGTTGTGACGCCTTTGATGCTTTAGTTACATATGTTGGAACATTAACTTTTGGAGCAACTCCATCATTAGCTCCCATTCTCATTGCAGCTTTTGATTTAGCTACAATATCATCTGTGTTATTGTCTGGGTTTTGTTTATCAAAATGGTCTCTTAATTTACTAAATGTAAATTTACGTAACCATATAGGCATGTTATATACTGTACTATAATCATAACCACCACCTCCGTGAAATATTATTTCATGAATTTGAGAAAATAGAAATACTCTATACTCCAAGGTCAGGCCAAAAAAAGTTAAGACCAATAGGTATATTGACTTCCTCCACTAAGCCGTTTAATGTTTCAATGGAAGTCGTTAAGTTAACGTCAGGTTGTATTGTCTTAATATACTCACGTAATGCTCGAGCGTCTCGCGCTAATAAGTAAGTATCTACATATTCTCTAACATTTTTAGGATCATTATTACCATTAATTGATAATATAGTATATTTTAAACGCATTGATACTTCTGGTGATTGGTTAATTTTCTTTAGACCAGCTAATTCACGATCCATAGATAATTCATCACCATGAGTTAATAATTTAAAAGTAATAATATCACTTGTTGAAGGTACTTTAAATGTAAATTCATTTTTACCTTTAGTAAATAATGTTTCATCAATTACTTTATTATCTAATGTAGATAAATCAGCTACTACATCTTCACCTTTATAAGTAAAAGCATAATCTTTTCCATAACCTAAAATACGTGCTGCAATTAAAATTGCATTTTTATCACCTACTAATAGATCATTGTAATCAATTTTAGTTACAATAAGTGATTGTAATAGTTTATCTAAAACAACTCCTTGTTGAATATATGATTGATTAGTTAAAATATCCTCTTCTCTAGCAGTCATGTATTTCATTTCTAACTTACCTGCTGATAATGGATTTGATTCTGGGTATGGTAATCCCTTTGATGGTAACTCTACCATTTCGGTAGGAAATTTAAATTCACTCATAAATTTTATTTAATAACTTTGTTTATTATAAATATTAAGATAAAGAAAGCCTGGCCAAAGGCCAAGCTAACTTTCTTCGTATACTTCGGAAAAAGTAATTTCTTAGAAGTTTAACACACAGTAATCAGGTTGAACTGTCATTGTAATTGATTGAGCTGCTGATTCATTATCCCAGCTGTACTCACCAAAGTTTGTATCTGTGATTAAAGCTCCTTTAATAATCCACTCACTTACAATATCACCTACTGGACCTAAAACATTAAATGTTAAATCTTTTTTATAAAAATCTGAGTAACCGTCACGACCAGTTACAGATTCATGATGTAAACGTACCCATTCCATTACTGATTGAGCTCCTGATGGAGTGATTGGATCAAATAATGTAAATGTAATTGGACCCCAATTTGATTTACCTTTAACATATCTTGCAACGTTAATATGGTTTAATTTAATTGATTCTTGGGTTAATGTAACTGCACCTACACCTTTAACCATGTAAGAAGGAACACCATCGATATACATTATAAACCTATTCTGTTGTTTAGGTTCAAATGCTGTGAAAAATATTTCGTTTGCGTTTAATACTGCCATTTTCTTATGTTATTTATTTGTTATAAATATTATTGGTTCTAAAAGGTAACTACTTCCCTTATCCAGGGAAAGTAGCACCAGTTGGAGTAATGTTAAAGTCTAAGTAAATGTATTCAGCAGTTTTAGTTGGTTGTAAATAAATAGCACCTACTAATTGATTTCTATCTATTACATCAGGAGTATTATTTGAATCATCCATCACTACTCTAAATGCAAATAAACCTTGTCTTTGTTGAACTGATTCTAAGTATGGATTTACTTGAGCTAAGAACTGATTTCTTGTAGCAGTTGTATTTTGTTCAAATACTAATGTGTTTGCTACTTGACCAATATATCCTTTTAGTGAAATTAATAATCTACGAACATTTACACGATCTAAAGCTGATGCTTGAGTTTGTAATGTTTTGTTACCATATACTACAACTCCAGTACCTGGGAATGTTGCTAATGGATTAACTTTTGCTTGATACAATGTATCACGATTAGCTTGAGATAATTTTTGTTCTACACGAATTACATTACCTAATCCACCACGATTAATACCTGCTGGTGCAAACCAAGGCTCAGCTACTCTATCATTGTAAGCGTAAACACCTGCAATTACAGTTGAAGCTGGAACCCAAACATTTTTACCTGTACCTGGATCTAATATTTGACCCCATGGCCAGTATGAAGCAGCATATGAAGTATTACGTGAAGCAGCTTGTGATGTAATTGATGTAATTGATGAACCATAAGGTACTAAATCTAATACAAAAATATTATCACCTCTACCTTGAGTACTTGTAATAACATTTGATACAGCATCTGCATGTAATGAATTGAATAAACCTGGTGTTAATAAAATATTAAATCTATAATCATCTTGATTAGATAATAGATTGATCATGTTTGTATAACTACCACCATCTAAACCTTGTGTGTTACCTGAAGTTGTGATTGCATCATAAAATGCAGCTCCACCTTTTTGTGTATCAGTAGCACCTGTAAATGAACCACTTGCAGCTACTGGAATTGAACCTGTAAATTGTGATTTTGGAGTACCTGTATTATCAAAATAATCTGGAGTAGTTAATGCTACTGATTTTACTCTAAGATATCTTGAAGCATTAGGATATGAACCTGATAATTCAATTTGATTATTTGTAGCATTGTAATTAAATGTGTAATCACCAATTACATTAGATATATAATTAGGAGCTTTAGGATCTAATGATAAGTTAGTCCAAGTTTCCAATATGATTGGATTGTTTGTATTATCATTACCTTGTCTAACTAATAAACCAAATGTTCCTGAACTTGTATTTGGAGATACAATTTGCCATCTAACATTATCAGTTGAACCACTTAATAAAGATCCACTTGCATCTATTGAACTTGAACTGTTCATAATTGTACCTTTAGAAAGAGTTTCTAAAGTAAATGCTGTTGCACTTGTACTTGCTGAAATAGCTGTACTTGTTGCTGATGCCCAAGTAGATGAAGCACTTACTACTCTTGCTACTAATAATGATGCACCACCATTTTGGAAATAATTGTAAGCAGCTATAGATGTAAAATAAGAATATACATTCCCGCCGCTTACAAATGTTGATCCAAATTTATTTACATAGTCACTGTATGAAGTAACATATGTTGGAATTTCAACAGGTCCTTTTACTGTTGGTCCAATAATTGCTGCTCCTACTGTTACTGGGCCTTGGGTTACCTGAGAACTATCGTTTTCTCTTTGTAAAACACCAGGCGATAATAATACTTCTGCCATATTTGCTTAGATTAATTTTATTGATTGTTGTCAATAAATATCTAAGCTTTTCTCAAAAATTAATTTACTTTAGTAAATTCTCCAGTTTCAACATTAATGTTGCCATTACCATATTTAGTTTGGAGTGTTTCACCTATACTAGCTTCTTTAGTTTTAAGAGCTGATAATGTTTCAATTAACTGTTCTTTTTGTAGTTCCAAACTTTGAATAGTTATTTCTAATTGACCAAAATTAGCTATCAATTGACTATTTTGTTCTTGAATTGATTTTAATAAATCAATTTCTTCTTGTGTTAAAAGTATTTTTTCCATATCTTTAATATAATATTGTTTTTTTGAATCTCCAAATTAAATATCAGCAGGAGTTAAATTTAGTTTGGTCATTGCATATGTGTAAGCTGCATCATTTGAATCATCCCAATTTAAATAATCTTCTCCTTCCATTATTAAATTTCCATATCCTATACTAACATTAGTATTTTCTTCTACTAATTGATAAAAGAAAGTACATGATGTAAGAAGATCATCAAATGAAATACTTAAATTAAGCATTGTAGCTGTTTGTAATGAACCATTTACCCATATTTGTATTGGTTGTATTTTTTTCATATTAATATTATAATATTATTTTTTTAAATATCCAAATTAAAATATATTAAATATAGATCCTGAGTTATTCACTTGTAAATCTTCAATAACATACATTTCTAAAGCATAAATTAAATCACTATATGGATCTACAGGTATAACAGGATACTGTAGTTCTGACGTTTGAGGATAGTAAGGTATAGTACTTGCTTGAGTGTAATAACTACTTGATGTTTCAGGATTAATAGATGGAGCACATATGTTCGCATCCATTGTTATACTACCTCTATATGTTAAATGAGGTATTAATTCAATAATTGGGTCTTTGTAGTATGCTAAACCTACTTGTAGACTACCTGTTACTTGTATTGCCATTGTTTTATGTATAAATATTTGGTTTTTCTTTTGTTATTTGAGCTGTTTGTAGCTGTTCTAGAGTTATTTCTATAACAGGAATACTACTAGCTTTTATTTTTGCTTCTAATTCGGGTGTTGATTTAATCATTATGCGTATCCTGGGAAAAAATAATCTGTACCATCTAAATTAATTTTTAACCATACAGTTGGATCAGATAAATAGTTTGTTCCACCATTACCATAATAATTTGTAGGACTACCACCACCAGTTGTACCACTAGCTGGGTTTCCCGCACCTTGATTATTGATTGTTACAGCAGCTTGTGTTGTTAAAGAACCACTTATACTAAAACTACCTGTCACATTATGTGTATCAGTAATAATGTTACCTAATATGGTACCTGTAGGTAGTACTTGAAATTCAACAGCTGAGCCTGTGCTAACAGTAAATGAACCTGTTATGTTAAATGTGTTTCCTATAACTTCAACAATACTTCGTCTTATTGATGAGTTGGTACCATTACCAATTGCAAATATTGCTGTAGCTGATGATCTATTCCATCTACCTACTACAACTTGTTCAGATGCTGATCCTGATAGATTTTGTCCTAAAAGTGTTGTTAAACCTCCATTTGACCAATTATTTCCTCCAATAACAACATCTTGACTCCCAAGTACAGTATTAGATAATCCAAAAGCCATTGCTCGTGAACCTGGTGTTACATTACTTTCACCAATACCTACACTACGTACTCCATCAGCAAAATTTGCACCTCCCATAGTAACTGAGTAAGATCCAGATGATCTATTGCCTGAACCTACTGAAAATGAATATAAACCTTTTGCTGTGTTACTATCTCCAAATGCTGTAGAGTATGATGCTGATGCTTCATTATTATTACCCATTGAAACTGAAGAAGTTCCATATGCTTTACTATTAAGACCTACAGCTATACTATATGGAGCTCGAGCTTTACTTCCTCCACCTAATGCTACAGAATTTAAACCTAAGGCCTCTGTGGTTGTATCTCCCATAGCAAATACTGAATTACTAGCAGATACAATAGGATATTGTGTTAAAACAGAGCCTGGCATTACTATACTTTGGGCTCCTACTGTTAAATCATCACGTATAATCATTACAGGAGTTCCAGCACTATTTACCACTCGCATAGTATTTGTAGCTGATGTTGCTCCTGATCCTTTTAAACTAAATGCATTTGTAGCTGAGCCTGTAATTGTAGTATTACCAACTACATTTAAACTTCCAGTTATACCTGCTGAGCCTGTAAATGGAAATGCTGGGCTACCTGCACCACCTGAACCAGATAAACTTCCAGTTATTCCTCCTAATACAATTAGAGATCCGCTTATAACAGATACTCCTGAGTCTACTATGAGACCATTTCTTACTTTGAATTCGTTCATTTTTTATACCTCCATATACATCCAGCAGTATGTTGTTTTTTGTTGTTTAAACATTTAATAATGTTGGAATCACACACTCCTAAATATTGGCCTATAAATCTAGGTAACATCACCCACTCTTTTATTACTTCATTAGTTGTTTTATCTATTTGTAGTATACATTCATGCTTTTTGACAAGATTCAATAGTTTAGTTTGGTTTGTCTTTTCTATAATTGATTTATCACGAATTCTTCCTTTGTTTGCTTGTCCTATTTTTTGTTTTCTTTGTTCAGAACATGGAACTCCTTTACTGTTAGATGGTTTTCCTTTTTTTAAAGAACTCATTAATCTTTTAGTCTCTTCTGTGCGTTTAGATCCTTTTATACTATTAATTCTTTTTTGTATAGTTTCTGGGGTGTCTTTTCTGCCTAAACTTCCTTCTCCACCTCGAGTCAAGTTCATTCCATTAGGATTTTCATAATGAAAACTGTTATATTCTTTAATATATTTGATTTCTAATTCAGATAATGTGTCTTGAGGTGCTTCTGTTAGTATTTCGAAATTATGATTATCCCAACTATGTTTTTTTATAGAATTATAAAGTATTCTCTGTTCTTCAATATAACTACATGTTCTATATTTAGAAATTCTATCATTAAGACGAGTTGTTTGCCCAATATAAATTTTACCAGTAGGACTGGTTATTTTGTATATGTATCCTATTTTTGTCATTATTTTCCTTTCACTATCCAGGTTTATTATAAATATTAGTTAAAGACCGAATCTTGCTCTTGATGCATTATAGTTTTGTAGTACTTCGGTAGCCGAAAGTGCTTTATTATATATTCTTGTTATACCTACATTTCCCTTATAAGGTAGTGAGGAAGGTGGTCTAATTCCGATATATAAATTAGTATTTCCATTTAATAATACAGTTTGAACTCCTGTGGTTATTCGGGTACCATTCCGTAATGTACTATTCATGTACATGTTAACATTAGAACCCGGAGTCCATGTACCTACTAAATGGTACCAAGTATTTATTGAATATGAAATACTGCTAAGTACGCTGTCATATGCTACTGTGCTACTTGCTATTTCAAACGAAAATTGAGTTGTATTTTCTTGAGCTATGTAAAAACTGTTAGTATTATAACTTGTACCATTTTCCATTATCATTCCAATACCAGCATTTGTTGGATATACCCAACATTCTACTGTTAGCCCAGGAAATGTAGAATTTACTACTGTTGTTGGCATTATTATGGTATCATTTGTACCATCAAATACTATACTACCTCCATTTCCAGTATTAAATGTAGGTCCGTTAGTTAAAGTTCCATTAGTTCCATTTCCACTAATATCATTAATAATAGCACTACTCTTATCAAAATAAGAATTTGGTGAACCAGCATCTAAATAGAATACTAATCCATCTTTAACTATATCTGGCCCTCTCCAATTTCCTACAGTACTCATACTATATTCCCACTAATATATTAGGATCAGTCCATTCCTCTGTAGCTAATATTACTACTATTTCCTCATAGTTATAAGATCCTTCTTTTGTTGTAAGACTTTCTACACTTGATGGAATAATTTCTCCATCCCATTTAACAAATGTTTTTGTTCCATCAACTGATTTTCTTACTGTATCGATTGATGTTTCGCATACTTGAGTAAAATCGATATTAGGTAACTCTGTTACACTAAATATCATAAAATTTCTATTATTATAGTCCATATCTTCCTTTTGTTGCGTTATAGTTTTGTGTTATTTCTGTTGTTGTAAGCACACGATTATATATTCTATATACAGCTAAATTACCTCTAAGAAAATTTAAGTTTGAAAAAATAAATCTTCCTATATTTGAAACAGATGTTGACATGCTAGTTTGAGTTGAAGTACTTAGTTGATTTCCGTTACCAAATATTTGTATATTATTTGTGGTTGTATTAATTAAAGCACATATATGATTCCAATTTGTAGTAGACGGAATTGTTGCTAAAAGAACAGAAGCTGTACCATTCCAATAATAAAATTGTCCAAATCCAACGCCAGCTCCACCTTCTCCTATTGCTAATCCATTATTACCACTTGAAGCAAAATAACCATAAGTTCCATCATTACCAAACATCTTATACCAAAATTCAATAGTATAAACAGTATTTGTTATTGTTGAAAAAGTAACATAATCATCTACACCATCAAACACAATATTTCCTCCACTTTGTGTATTGAAGGTAGGTCCATTGGTTAAAGTTCCATTTCTTTGAAATTCACTAATGTCAGTCCAAGTACTACTTCCACTAATGTATGATTTATTATTAGCAGCATCTAAGTAGAATACTAAGCCATCTGTTACTGTATTTGGTGCTACATTTCCTGCCATAATTTTATAGTCCGAATCTTGTTTTAGTTGCTTCGTAATTTCGTAGAATTTCTTGAGCAGATAATGCTCTGTCATATAGTGAATATTGAGCTATATTTCCTGTTAATGGAAATACATTTGTGACAAATCTACCTAAAATTAAACTACCAGTACCTGTATTTACAGTAGGAGTAGATGTATTAACTTGTATACCATTAATATATACTGTTAGTATACTTCCACCAAAAGTAACAGCTCCATTATACCATACATTTGCAACAACAGCTCCACCAAGAGCAACAGCTCCTGTATTAAATTTAAACTGACTAGATTCTATTTCTATGTATGATCTACCACTTGCTGCTTCTGAACCAAAATAGGCTAATGCCTGACGTGTTGATATTGTACCTGTACTTCTAAACCAAATATTTATAGTTCTAGCTGCTGAGCCTGTTATATTAATGTTATTAGTACTTACAACTGAGTCATCAACTCCATCAAATACTATGCTGCCTCCACTTCCTGTGTTAAATGTAGGTCCATTAGTTAGTGTTCCGTTATTATTATTTATTTGTGAGATATTAATCCAAGTAGTACTTCCACTAACATAACTTTTAGTGTTAGCAGCATCTAAATAGAATACTAATCCATTTGTTACTATTTTTGGTGAGTAATTAAATGCCATAACTATACTGCTCTTATTATTGTTCTAATTGTCCAAGATCCAGTTGATGATGAACCTGTCATTACTGCATTTGATCCTGATAGTATCATTGTTAATCCTACTACTGCTGTATTACCTATATCCATTGTATCTACCTCTGTAAATTCAATTGATGAACCAGCCCAGGTACTCATTATAGTTCCTGCTCTTGCATTTGAACCTGATTTTATTGTATATTCTATAAATGCTCCATCATATGATGCTGTTGGTATACTGTAAATTATAAATGATCCTGAGTTTGTTTGTGTTACTTTTTTGGTAGTTAATAACATCGGATCCTGATAGTCACCCATTAATATGGTATTATCAGAGAATACTTCTAATATTGGCAAACCTGATATATCATTTACACTAAATAAAGATCCTGTTAAACTATCTGTTACTGAGAATAGTTCACCTTGAGATCCCTGTACTGTAAATATTGGTTGTGCTGAGCCTGAACCTATTACTGTTAATATTGAGCCAGATGCTGCTGTATTAAATGAACCAGATAGTCTAACATATGAACCTGATATAGGTCCATTTACACTTAAGCTTCCTGATATACCAGCTGAGCCTGTGAATGGGAACGCTGCTCCTCCCCCAGATGAACCAGATAAACTTCCTGTTATACCACCAGTAACAATTAATGAACCTGTGATTATAACAGTACCTACAGCAGTTAATGCTGTGTCATTTGTATTTTGGGTAGCTAATCTTAAAGCTGATCTTCTTACTCCAGTAAATGATGAGTTTGAACCACTAAGTACAATATCTAAACCTGTAATCTGTTGATTATTTACAGAAGCACTCACATTAGAATATATAGTACTCCAAACATAATTAGTTACAGCTGCATTTGGAGTGTATACTGTTGTATTACCAAAATCAAATGCTCTATAGTTATAGGCTGATGTTAAAACAGGCATATGGTTAATACCAATTATACTGCCTGATGATACAGCTTGTGTTTGATTATAGGTATTATTTAATACTATACTAGAAATTGGTAATTGTGAACCAGTAATATTTACAGTACGATTAGCAAATAATGTAGCATATTGTGCTAATGTGTTAGTTGATGAAGCATTTACAGTTACTATTGCACTATCAACAAATGAATTACCACCTCGTCCTCCACCATTTCCAAAACC